TTAAAGATAACCAACTGTGTGGAATAGGGCTAGCTACCATAGATAGCTTCCCTATGTATTTTCCTTTTCGACACTCGGACAACCCTGAGATATATGGAAATTTATCCGACCAGCATTTATTTGAAGTCATTAGAGTTATAGATACAGCTAAGACGTTGATCGGATATAACATTAAGTTCGATTTAAAGTTCTTAGAGTACGAGGGTGGGGATAAAGACTTCCTCAATTTTGATGACAAGAATTTAGTCGATGTCCTAGTTATGGTTAGGCTAACCGAAAAAGCTAAACATGAACAGCTAAGTTTAACTCACACTATCGCTAGGGATTTTGGTGCTGAGGCGGCTGAGTACGATGCTAATTGTAAAGCTCTCCTCAGAAAGAATCATTGGAAGCTAGATTTTTCTCTAGCCCCCATAAGTTTATTGGGTCCTTATTGCTGCCAAGATGTTTTTTGGACTAGAGAATTATATTTTTCTAGAAAAGCAGCCATAGAAAAGACCGACCAAGGTCTAGTTTGGAAACAGAGTGTTCAACTTACATCGGTTCTATATGATATGGAGTACCGAGGAGTAAGGATTGATAGTGCCTACGCCTTAGATGGGGCTAAACGAGTCAAGGCTAGGCAGGAGGCTGTGCTAAAGAGAATCTATGAGATAGCAGGCCAAGAGTTTAATGCAGCTTCTAACCAACAGCTGGGAAAAATTTTCGAGTCATTAGGAATATCCTCTCCAGAACTTACCGAAAAGGGTAACCCATCATGGGGGGAGAAGGCTCTAGTTAAAATCCCTCATGAGTTAGCGGGTCGGGTAAGGGAGCATAGAACCCTAGGAAAGATGCTTAGTACCTACATAGAACCCCTAGCGACGACTGAGATACTCCATTGTACCTATTGTAACTGGGGGACGGTTACAGGGAGGCTTTCTTCAAGGAATCCTAATCTACAGAATATTCCTAGAGGAATTATTAATACTGTAGAGCAGAACCTTAATGAAGAAGAGATGAAGGCATTACAAGGAAGACTAGAAGCCATCATCAAGGCTAATAAAGGTAGGATATCGTTAGAAAATAAAGACTTATCAGCGTGGTCATTTGTAGGTGAAGAAACCTTTGTAGATGGTGACCCATCTAAGTTCTCTACTAGGAAGTCTTTTATTCCTAGAGAAGGACATACTCTGTATGGGTTTGACTATAAACAGATGGAAGTCTGGGTTTTCCTATCGTACTTCATGAATGAGAAAGAACTTGCAGACCTTAAAGCCCAGAGCGTAGATTTGCATGATAACTCAGCTAAAGCTGCTTTTCATGTAGATGACTCCCACCCAGAGTGGAAGTTTTATCGTCAAGCGGCAAAGAACCTCTCGTTTGGTATTCTCTATGGGTTAGGCTTGTCCAACTTAGCTAACTCCCTAGACTGTACTGTGGCAGAGGCTAAAACCTACAAGGCGGACTTTCTTAATGGGCTCCCAGGCTCTAAAGACTTTATCCGAAGCGTGATGAATAAGATTGGTCTTACCGGAATGGTTCAGAACAGATATGGTAGAAAATACTGGCTTCCTAAAGACTTCGCATACGCAGGAATCAATTATCTAGTTCAAGGGACTTCAGCCGACATCATGTCCGAACGAATGGTAGCGATTCACGCCTATCTCCGAGATAAGAAGTCTGCGTTGATAATGCAGGTTCATGATGAGTTGTTAGTAGAAGTAGCCAAGGGTGAAGAATACGTTGTATCCCAAATCAGGACTCTTATGGAGGAGAACTCTTTAGATATTCCTTTGCGGGTAGATGTGGAAATACATGACCCTTCTTGGGCACATGTTGTAGATGCTGATAAAATAAAAGAAGCACAATACCCTGCGGAAAGAGCCAAAGAACAGGTAGTTCATTTAGACCACGAATGTGAATGGAAAGAAAAGTACGAAACGTTAGTTGAACAAGTGTGTGTAAGTTAGAGGAAGTAATATTATGAAAATAGACCAGTCACTAGGATTTACCGTCAACTTAGGTGATTATAACAACGCAAAGATAGAAGTGTCTATCCGAGACATAGATACAGATAAAGATTTGGACGCTCAAATGGCAGAAGCTAAAGTAGCCATAAATAAAGCTTGGCCTTTGGTTTTGGCTGCCGCAGACGCAGAAGTAGCTAAAATAAGGAGCCTTTCAAATGGCCAAGACAGCTAAAACAAAAACAGATGATTCACTAATGAACCAACTCCTTAAAGGAGTAGAGGGGCTTACTGTAGCCTCCGACCCGGACTTTACATTTGACCGTATTCCGTTTGGGATTCCACAGTTAGACAAACTAACCGGAGGGGGTATCCCCAAAAAGCGGTTTACGCTGTTGACAGGACAACCTAGCGGAGGCAAGTCGTACCTTGCTATGAAAGCAGTAGAGTCTGTACAGAAATCTGGAGGTACAGCCGTTTGGATTGACACAGAGATGTCTCTAGACGAGTCGTGGTTCCGTAAATGCGGAGTAGACCCAAGTCTTCTCCTAGCTTCTCAGCCCGAAAGTGGGGAGGCTGCTATAGAAATTGCCAGATCTGTTATGGAAGCTGGAGTAGATTTAGTAGTTATAGATAGTATCGCAGGACTAGTCCCCATAGCGGAACTGCAAGACTTCGATAAGAACCCGATGGGGTGGTTGGCTAGATTTGTCAATGGTTCCTTGAGTAGGTTGATCAGCAGACTAAAACATGGGTCAGCTCTAGTTTGCATTAACCAGCAAAGGTCATCTATTGGCCCTGTTGCGATTAAAGAGATGCCTGGTGGTAAAGGTCAGGTTTACTGGAACCACATGATGTTGGAAGTCAGACGAGCGGGATGGATTGAGGATAAGAAAACTAAAGTCAAAGAAGGCTTTGATATGGAGGTAACCCTGAAAAAGAATAAAACCTCTGCTGACCACTGGAGTAAGGTTGTCGTCCCCTTCAGGGTAGATGGTGGGATAGATATTATGGAAAGTTACATGCGTGAAGGTATAGCTTATGGTTACATAAAGCAAGCTGGAGCATGGTATCAATATGACGGACAAAAGGTTATGGGGCTAAATGGATTGAAGGCTCTACTAACAGAACAGTCCAAACTAGGAGAACAACTCAAGGAACAAGTAAATGCCTCTCAACCTGCAACAGCCACCAACAGAGATGACTCCACAGGAAGTAAAGATAGCAAACTACCTAAGTGAGTTAGGGCTTCGGTGGGAATCACAACGGCAGGTTGGAAAGTATTTTGTAGACTTTTGGATTGCCGAAATAGGAACCGTTATAGAGGCAGATGGTGCATACGGACACTTTGCTAAAAAAGATGCGGAACGAGACTCCTTCCTACTAGACAGTGGGATAGATTACGTACTACACATAAAATCAGAAAGCAGCAGCGTAATCCATTACGACATTGATATGTTTTTGGTGGACTTAGCGGCGGAAAGAAAATAATGGGCGTTCAAGAGATTACGGATAATGTAACTCAAGCATGGGAAACTAAAGATTTGGGGCAGCAGTTAGTAGCCCGGATAGATAAGGGTTTAGCACACCCCCAAAAGAGTACCAGCAAGGGTAAATTCTTTGTGTCGGCTGTAGGTAACCCCTGTGACCGATATTTGTGGCTGCATTATAATGGCCTTATACCCAAAAAAGATATTCCAGCCCACCTACAAAGAATTTTCGGAGTTGGAAATTCGGCTGAAGAGCGTTACACTAAGTATTTTGGCGACATGTTGTTGTATCGAGAGCAGTCTTGCCGAATAGAGTCCCCAGTTGTTCTGTCTGGACGAGCAGACTTTATATTACACAATGACGGTCGTTTATTTGTTGTAGAGCTCAAAACGATCAATCAAAAAGGTTGGGAGAACGATCTTCAGACAGGTCCCAAAATAGAGCATTCTACGCAATTACAGTGTTATTTGAATATGCTGGGACATGAAGAAGGCGTTGTATTGTATGAAAATAAGAATACTCAACAGATTAAAACTTTTGTAGTCAAACAAAACAAAGTTTTATGGGATGGAATCCTTACTAGAGCGCAAACCATAGTAGACA